AAAAAGCTTCTACTGTGGGCATATTGCAGGGAAGTATTACAGGTGGCACTAGCAACGTTGTAGGTGCGATAGGTGAGATAATCGTTGCTGATAGTATTGAAGCAGAGCAGATGAATACATACGATTACGATCTTGTTAAGGATGGTATGAGAATAGATGTTAAGACTAAACGTTGTAACTCTAAACCTAGACCAAACTATGATTGTTCCGTAGCGTTGCATGGAACTAAACAAGACTGTGATGCGTATGTGTTTGTTCGCATACTAACAGATTTAAGTAAAGCTTGGATTCTTGGTGGCATATCCAAACAAAGCTTTTACAAAGAAGCCACCCTATACAGAAAAGGGGATATTGATTACAACAACGGCTATACATTTAAAGCTGATTGTTATAACTTACAGATAAGTCAATTGAGTCCTTGCCATGAAATCAAAAACTAAAGCGAAACTATTTTCATTAGAAATGTATTTAAATAAAGAGGGGAATGTGGAGATGAACTACGAAGCAGTTACCCCTGACGATCTCGAACGAGAATTGAATACTGGATTGCCTATGTATAGTGGCACAAGTCAGGTAGCATCACTGCTTCGATATCTAAGGAAGAGTGCAGATGATATAATGAGTGGGTCACGAAACTATATTTAGCCTTTGAACTTTTTGATAGCACCACCAAGATTGTAACCCATACCAAACTTCTTTTGTTGGGTCATCATGCCCATTGAATCTGTGGCTTTGGGTGTCATGTTGTTTTGATTTCTGTTTGTCTCGGCAAGTCCACCCATCATCATAGGCTTTCTAACCGTACCACCACCGTACATTTTAGATGGGCGTTGTCCATTATTGTATTGCTTACCTGTAGCACCTACTATTCTATCAGCTTGAGTGGCTTTGTTAAATGGGGGTGCTAGTGCAGCGAATTTCTTTTGTTTAGGTGTCATTTAGTTCTCCTTAGTCAAAAAGTTTTTATTCCAAGTAAGATGGAAGTTCTCTTGCATCAGCACGAGCAAGTTCTGTTACAAGAAAATCAGTCATTAATATACGAAATTCATCTAGTTTTACTTTGTCCATTTGTTCAGGATAAAGTAATACATCCTTTAGTACTTTTGCAGCGTCAGGATCTCCTGCTGCCATTTTTACCATATCCATAGATGCGTTTAATGATACTCTTATAGCAAACTCTGATCCAACATACGCAGGACTAACCATCCCTCTAGCTAAGTTGTATATTCTACTTAAAGCTTCTTGTATGGTAAACACAGATTTTCTCATACCTGCAGGTTGTTGTGCAGCGTCTAAGTACTCACCTTTTCCTCCTGATGTATTTCTTAAATATTTCATTAACGCTGATAAATCTTCAATGTGATCTTGGCTCATAACCTCGTCAATCACTTCTCTTGTTTGAGGATTTTCTAAAGCTTCGAGAATTAATTCTGGTTTTTCATACGCAAATACTGAACTTCTACCTCCATCTATTTTAGTGATGAATTTATCTGGCACAATTTTTCTTTCACCAAGAGATAATAAACCCTCTATGACTTGTTTTGTTATAACAGCATCCACTTGTTTTTCGTAAATATTTAAATTTTCTGCTCCAAGTTTCATAAGATCGGACTTTAGTTGTCGTATACCTGAAACGTCTCCATTTTTTACATAGTTATCAAAAAATTGAGTTGAATCTGTAAACTTACCAATTTTCTTTAATCTTGTTATAAAATCTTGTTCAATAGCTAAACTATCTCTTATACCACTTCCTGCTGTTTTTAATCTGTTATCTATTTTAGTTTTAAATCTTGCGTATTGATCTTGAAGAACTTTATGTCTTTTCATTTGTCTGACAATATCTTTTTGATCACTAATTAATTTTGCAAAATCTATAAGAGGTTCTGTATCAAGTTCTCCATTTCTTATTACCTTAACTCTAGTCAGTTCTGTTAATTCATTAAGTTTATCAATATCTATATCATCAAAATTATATCCACCCTTTTGACCATCTAGAACTACTTTTGCTCTAGGACTAATACTTTCTATAGACTTGACTATAGAATCTCCCCAGTTTGTATAAACGCTTCCGTTTATAGCTTCTTTAATTACATCAAAAGCTTTTTTTGAATCAGGATCATCTAAATCAAAAACTTCATTAAAATCTTTTCTATCCGATAATTGTGTAAATATATTTGACTTGTGTCTTATTATACTTTTTTCTAATTGGTTCGTGGGATTTTTTACATAGCTTTGTATATCTTTTATTAAAGGGTCAAATAATTGTGAAGGTGTCTCTTTGGCAAATACAGCACGTGTATCCGTAGTTGCTTTTTCTCCTTTTGTGGTTGACAGAGGTATAACATCACTTTTAGATTTGTTGTAGACTGTCAAAGGGCCATTTCCTCTTGTCCTGTCAAATACGTTTGATCTATATATATCTTTTGCGTCTTGTTGCATACTTTGTAAATCACCTGCTGACCTTCTTATTAAGTCATCTATCTCGGTTTCAAAACTTTTTACTTCACGTGCAAGGTCAGGATTGTTTGTTCTGAAAGCGTTATTTCTAAATGCTGCTTGCAGATCCATAACTTCACTAGGTAAAGCTAGAAATGCTTCTAGCGTATCTTCTTCAGAATCAGAATAATACATAGCTAAGTCTAATTCATCAGCATCCTCAGATATAAATTTTGTATTTTCTACAGTATCACCTGTTGCATTTTTAACAGTTGGCTGTCTGTGTAAAGTTAAAAGTTTCTCTATCGTTGATTTACTAAACTTACTTCTTAGAGTTCGTACACCCATTTCTTTTATAGATGTTCTTAACGTATTAGCTAAAGGGCCGCTTAAAAATTTACCTTGAGCAGTAAAATATTTACCTAACGAAGTCTTACTTGTTGTAAATTCTTCAGACTTGGCATAAAGACTTTTTAACAAAGGCAATACATTTACGGTTTTATTTTCTGATAACATGGCTTCATCAAAATCTTTGTAACCTAATTTAGCTGTAGAATAAAATTTTAATATTCTACCTTCCATCATATCTTCAATTAAAACGTTCATATTCTTTTTGTAGTTAATATCAAACTTATTTTCGTTTATACTTTCTACACGATCAAAAAGAGCTTCATTAATTCTTTTAGCTATTTTCTCTATGGCTTGACCTCTGTTTAAATCAGGCTTGATATTCATATCTAGTCGTAAAGATGCAGATACTAATGTGTTAAACTCTGCACTTGTAAAATCTACGGATCGTTCATCTTTTAAAATTGCAGATAAAGTATCGTCTACAAGATTTTTTGCTTTTACTTTATCCTTAATTAACTCGCCTTGAGTTCGTCTTATAGTGGATTCTAGTTTTCTTATTATGTTACCAACATCTTCATTTGTATTAAAATCAACTCCAGATTTTAACATAGTATCTTTCATGTTATTTATTACTCTGTCAGCAAGTTTCAACGCTTCTTCTTGTTGTATTTGAGAATCAACTATTGCATCAACATTTTTTAATGATGCCATGTCTCTTATATCAACGTTCGCTGATGCACCTTTTTCAACACCTTTTAACCATCCCAGTGACGTTAAAGATGCAAATGTGGTTTGAAGAGAGTTTTTAACTTTCTCTTGTATACCTGCACCTTCTACAGATTTTATTATTCTTGCTTCTATTTGTGAAAATTCAGTAATTGAGTCTAAGACAAGATCTAAATTTTCCTCACTCATTTTTTCAGCTAACTTAAATACGTACTGTATTGCTGATCTTTGCTTCCTATCTAAAGTTTTACCTTGCCCTTTTAAAAAGTTTTCATATTTTAGTATGTTTCCATCTATAAAAAATTGTCTTGGAACGCCAACTATTGATCCTGATGCTGCAAGTAATTTTGACATCTCTCCAGTTACAGTGGGAGCTTTTCCACTGACTATAGATCCTATTCCTGATACGATATTAAAAGTTCCTTTTGCAAGAGTTTTACCACCTAATGCGTAAGCTACTGCACCTAAAGCTTGTGCGTTATAAAAATCAAGAGTAGCATCATCCCCTGTTCCTAACATTTCTGCAACAACAAATTGTGATATACTTGCAGGAGTTGATATTCCAAATCCCTCTCTAAATATAGGGTATGCACCTAGACTGTAGGTATAGTTTCTAAATAACTTTCCTCTTACAGTGTTTATGTCGTTAGTTAACTTCTTATATTCTAAAGTTCCTTTTGCAAACTTTTTACGTTCTTTTATTAAATTATCTTTTGCAACTTTCATTCTATTTAAAGTATTAGATATTTTTTCTTGACCCAAACCTATATTAAGGTACTTATCATTTATAGATATCTGTTCTCCATCTCTTGTCATGGCTTTAGCTTTTTGTCTTAAAGACATACCTGCGTAAGCATCGATAGGTTTTTGTGCTTCTACTTTAGAAACTTTTTTATCTAATTTTTTTACTGCCATCTTACCAATCACACCTGATTGCTTGGCTAGTGTTGACATGCCTAATATGTTTTCTAGATATATTAAAAAGAATCTTTCACTTGCAGCTAACTGATCTATACTTTCAAACAATAACTCATCTGCTTGTTCTCTATTTAAAAACTCTCTGTTGCCTATGACTTTACCTGATGTATCAGTTATTTCAGTAAGTTCTTTAAATCTTTCTTGAGTTATACCTCCGGGTTGACCAACTTGCTTTTGTAATTCTTCTATAATTACATTATTTATTTGATCTGAAAGTAACTCACCACCTATATAATTAAATATTTCTTTGTGTGACTTTGCCCATTTTTCTCTAGCTTCTGCAGAATTGCTCCAAGCTTGAGTAAAGTCTTGTCCTGAATCAAGCAAGTCTTTTGCTATATTACCTGCAATAAATGCTTCTCCTGCAAATGTAGGAAGATCAAGAAGCAAACCTCTTTGCGTTTCACTCATGGTTTCTACAAAGGTATTAAAAAAGTTACCAGTGGATACTCTATCTATTATAGCCTGCTCTACTCGTATCTCATCTTTTCTACTCATTTGTAAATCAGGATACTTTTCATTCATCTTGCTGAATGTGCCATTTATTATCTTTGCAACTTCTATTCTACCTTCAGCGTATCTTTCTTGTTTGCTTTTTAAAACAGCGTTAGAGTTATCTGCCGATGGTCTTACCTTAACTCCCCTTGCAAAAGCTATATCAGGACCTTCTTCTTTTTTACCTCTTTGAGATAAATTAAAAGCATTTTTTAGAATAGTTTCATATTTTTTTTTAGACTTAGGTAAAGCAGGATTATTATATAAATTATATACATTATATATCTTACTTCGTAAGTCGTCAGATAATTCTGGTATATCTTCTTTATTTTGTAATTTTGTTAAAAAGGCATCGAACGTTGATGTCTTTCGTTTCTCTTGTATATCTTCTTCTGCTGATTTAGCTAAAGATGTTCCCTCTGGTAGACCTGCTTTACCCTCTGTTACAAGACCTTTTGGTGATGGTAAAATATCTTTAGTCATAGATGCTTGTACAACTTTAGGTTCTTTTTTTACAAACTTTGATCTATCTTCTAATTTTATTTTAGGCTTTTCAGCATCAGATTGTTCTTTATCTACTGTTTTTACAGCACTCACATCTTTCTTTTCTGGTGCAACAAACTGTGTATCATCTACAAATTTTGTTTCTTTGATATCTCCTTCTTCATCTGGCTTTTTATCTGCGTCTATTCTAATACGTAAAGTACCTCGTTCATCGGTAGCACCCTCTTGTTTTGTCTTATCAAAATAGTCTACAATACCTTTAGCTTTGGCTTCTTCAGGAGTAAGACTAGGTAAGCTATCTATGCTCTGTTCTTCAACAAGAGTTGCCATTATATTTTATCTCCATCTTTTATTAGACTTCTAAGAACAATTTCCCCTGTATCAGTATTTAATACGTGAGTATCTTTATTAGGATCATTTGGATCTGTGATAGGCACAAACAGAGGTTCGCCACTACTATTTAAATCTGTTGATTTACGTCTAAATTCTCCTTGTGACATAGCACCACCAACAGTTTCAACTTCTTTTCTTATTTTGTGATAATTTTTTGCAGCGTATATTATTCGTCTTTCTTTTTCAGAAAGAACATTTGATCCACCTACAGATGATTTGTTATAAATATCATACAATAAACTTTTTGAATCTACTAAATCTTGAGTGTCGGCTAAAACTTTTTGTATGGCTGCTATTTGAGATCCAACGTTAGTAAATATGCCTACTGCTCCTAATCTTCTAAGTTGAACTTCAAAGTCTTGGTTTGATAATCTACCTGAAGGATCAGCAGCTCTTGCCAAAGTAAAAGCTAAACTTATTTTAAGTGATTCTATTTCACCTAATTCATCAACGTTTGTTTTGTTAAATACTTGTTGTATGGTTTGTTGAAAAGCTTCAGTGGTATCTTTATTAGGATCGTCTACATCCTGACTTGCTAACATAGCTGCAAGCTGACTTACCTGACCTCCCTTACCAAATATACCAAATCCTAATTTGTACATTTCTTCGGCAAGACCATCACTTGTTTTAATTTTATTTCTTAATTCTAAAAGACGTTGTAGATCGTTACGAGCTTTTACTGCAGCTTCAAAACCACTGTTGTAATCTTCTTTTTTTACGTTTAATATAGCTAAAAGCTCTTCACCTCTTGGCATACCAAATGTTAACACGCCATTTTTTTCTAGATCTGATCCGGGTCGTGTAGGTGTCGGTAAAGCTATAGACATTGTTAATATTTTTTGTCGAGTGCTTTTTTCACCTTTTCCAAAACTTTCATTTAAATAATTTATTACGCCTTGTTTGTCAACTAAAGTAGGATCATTTACTTTAAATTTATTTAATTGAATAGCGTGGAACAAGTAACCATATCCTTCTTTTATTTCATCTTGGTTTAAAAGAGAAGGACCTTTGTCACTTTCAAATATTTTATTTGGAGCATACTTCGTGGTATAATCAAATAAAAAATGATTAACATCGTTGTAACCGTAGCTGTCTGCTAATTCAGTCATGAGGTTACCTTCTTCTTTAGTTGCTTCGTATCCAAAAGCAAACTTTCTATCACCTTTCATAAATGGAATTAATAAAGTTGTTTTAAATAAATCTTTCTTGCCTGATCTTGCGTATGCTATAGCGTTATTTTTTTTAAAAGTTTCATAAGATGTGCTTAAAGCATCTGAATCTTCTTTGGTGCTATCTTTGCCATCATACAGATCATACACAGATCCAATATTAAAGTCTCTTAACAATTCAGTATAGACTGGACTTTTTATTTCTCCATCTTTACCTTTAGTGCTTTCGTTTATCGAATATCCTTGCAAGTAATTTACTTTGTTTTTTCTAAATACTGTATTTAAAAAGCCAAGTTCTTTTGCGTTATTGTTAAAATGTTTTCTAAAAGATATAACGTTTTTAGGATCAGCTAAATGATCTTGTAGTGACCCCCAAAACATTGACGATCTCGTGTAGTTATCTTTTTGAATACCTGAATCAAAATAACCTTCTCTTGCTTTGAAAGAATAGTTGCCTATTTTTATCATATCACTTGCATCTAGTCCACTGATAGTATTTGATATTTTATCCATATCAAGTTTTAATCTAGAACCTTCTCTACCAAATATATCAATTGGTTCTCGTTTTTCAAGCTGACCTTGTGCGTCTTTCAACATGTTTCCAACGGATTCAGGAACTCTTTTCTTTGGATCTAAAGATGCTTGTATCATCAAGTTTTCTATATTGGCAACTCGTGCATCGTCTGCACCACGAGCTTCTTGCTCCATAGCTATGTTACGTGTGAAACCGTTTGTTAATCCTTTTACAAAACCTAAAGCAAAACTCTTCATTATTCATCTTCTTCCGTGTTTAATTCTGCGTTTAAAAAGTTTTCTTCAAGAGGTTTGTTACCTTCACGTATAGACTCGTTTACATTTTCTCTAATAAACTCGAACATACGTGGGTTGTTTGTTTTAATCATCCTGAAGAATGTCTTATCATCCATCACATCTTCTTCGCCTGCATTTTTGTTTTCAAACATGCGATACGGTATTCCCTCTTCTTCTGCCATATGTGCAATGACAGTAGCTAACGGTGGCTTTATAAGCAACCCAACATCAGGTGTAAACTTGCCATCGTGAAATCCTTGTAAGATATACCCCTCTACCATAGTCTCGACTGATACACCACCCAAAAGCAACTTCATCATTTCATCACGTGTTTTTTGTTTTTTAAGTGAGCCTATTGCTTTGGTCAGCACTATCTCTGGATCTACATCTTGTGGTGGATTACCCCACGACCATCGTGTGTTGTCAATGGTCAAAGAGTGACCCGGAGGTGCTACAGCAAATTCATCCTTTGCTTCAACAGTTCCTCTCATGGGTTGCATTTCTTCGTTCATATCTTCCATCATTATGCTAAACCTCGTGACTTTCTAGATGTCTTTGTTTTCTTCGTTACCCCCTTGACAGTAGTTGATCCTATACCTATTGTTCTTTGTCCAGTTCGTGTTGTTGGAGATACAAGATAGTTTGCAAACATGTTGTTCATCTGTTGGTTGTATGAGCTTTGTGCTAACGCTGTCAGTGCTGTCCGTACATCAGGATTGTTGTATCCTATATTTACTTTAGTCGGTGCAACGCCTGCCCTACTCATTGCTCCTGACGTTCCTGCTAATTCCTTAACAGTTCGAGTAGACTTTCTCTGTGATGCAGGAGGTTGAAAATAGTTTGTTTTTCTGTTACCTTCACTATCTAATAAACCTGCTGATTTACTATAAGCTTCTGCACCCTTTTTTATAAATCCAAATGTGTCACTGTTGGTAAAACTTTTTACATCACTTACAAGTTGCTCTCCTGCAGTAAGACCTTTATACGTTTCTCCTGTTATGTCTATAAAATCTTCGTCAGTGTAATTAAACGCTTCTGCAACCCAATCAACTCCTGTATCTATCCAATCTCCTATTGTACTAAATAGACTCATATTTAAGCTCCTCTAATCCACGTTGCAAGCCAATTACCTACCCCTGTGCCAATTGCATCTTTTTGTTCTTGATCGTACAACTCTTGTGAGTTTGCAAACTCCATAGCCATAACACCTATCTCGTGCTGTCTTTGTACAGCCGATTCTGACTTTTGAAAGTTCCAAGCTGCATTATCCCTATACTTTTGCCACAACTGAGACAGTGCAGTTTGTGTAAGATTGTATTGATTCTGAACATTTATTCTGTTGGTTTCATTTTGCAATGCTGTATCTGCAGTATTTATCTGTCGTCTCCATTGTGTGTTTGACTGGTCAATTGCAAACTTCATGTTAGCATTGAATTTATCACGTGCGTCTGTCATGGATGCGTTAAACTGGTTCATAGCGTTTGTTTCGCCTGCATTGAATTGTTGTACGGCAGCAGTTCTGTTTGCATTGGCTGTTTCGACTTGTGATCCAAGCTCTGCAAAGAACTCTTGCACTTGTGTCTCATTCTTTGCATTGAACTCTCTTCGTGCGTTTTCTTCTGCAGAGTCTTTGAATAAACCTTGTGTCAATGCACTGTAACTAAGTTCGTTTGACTTTTGTTGTGCAGATAGATTGGCTGTATCTACTGATAGTAATGACTGTGCGTTTGTTACAGCACCTTGTAATCGTGCAGATAGGTTTGCTTTATCCATTGCAGCAAATGTGGCTGCATTAGTCAAAGCACCCTGTTGTGCGTTGTTTAAGTTTTGTAATTGGATAGTCGCATATTTGTTTGCGTCTTGAGCTGCAATCGGAATACCTGATTCCATAACAGCTTGAGTTATGGCCGCAGAAGCCATGCTTGATGCACCCAGACCTCTTGCTTGCATAACTGCTGACACTTTACGAACGGCAGGAGCTGCCCATGCAGGTAAATCTTCACCTTCTTTTAGGGATTCAAATAGACTGCCGAGTTGAAATTTTACTGTAGCTCTTTGATCTAGTTCGGCTGACGCAGGAGTAACTATGGATTCTTGACTAACAGTTCCTTGTGGAATATCAGATATTACAGCTTTAGGATCTGATATCTGTGCAACCTTTGCTTCACCTATTTGAGGTACGTTTGTTGCAACGGAACTTATCTGTCCTATACCTTCTTGACCAACAGGTTTTGCAGGAGTGATGGGAGTTATTGTAGGTGCGACAGGTGAAACTACATCATCAGTTACGGTTGCTCCTGTTGTTGTTTGTAACTCATCTTGTTTTACGGTAGGTAGTACAGGTTCAACTTTAGGCATAACCCCTTGTTGTCCACTAGCAAGTTTACCTATCTCTTGTTTGAGTTGATCATCTGTAGTTATTGTTGCCATTATCTATTTCCAATCAATACTTTATCCAACTTATCTTCTAATCTTTTGAGTGCATCCATAAGATTGTGCATATCATCTTTTACATCATCCTTACGTGCATAGTCTTCTCGTGTCTTGTTCAAGAGTATCTGTATTCGTTTGACCTCTTGGAACATCTT